TGGATAATCTCCACGCGTATGTTGTTTAAGACGGTTTAAGACCGATATCATTATTGGATTGGGCAATTGTTATAATTTCATATTCCGTAAATTACTTAAGTCAGTTGTAGAAGATTCCACTATGTATATTATATTTTGATATAATCGACTAGGTCGGGATCTTATATAATATATATTTTGATGAGATCAAACCTGATTTATGCCAGTTCGTTATGATAGATAATGATTGTTTTTTGTTGACAATAATGCACAGAATCTAAGCCAGTATAATCTGTAGGTGGAATTCCTACTGCAACCCACATTTATCTCTTTCTTTAGTGTCTTTTGAAGTTGGATTTCGATCAATTTGATTGATCACGACTCCGTAATCATCATAGGCAGGTCGTGTTAAACTGTTACTCTTACTTCTGATGATCATTTTAATTATCCACACGAGGTGAAGAGTTTTTCTAATTTGTGTTTACACTCTTATTTCATTTGCAATAGTAGTGAGATGTATATCAGCCCCTTTACTCACAATTTTGTGTTTTATTGTAGATACTTCCCCCAAAGAGTGTCCCATGTACAACACCCTGGCGTAAACACGCGCTTTATCTTTCACATATGTTGAACATTTTTACCGGCTCTGTTCCAATTGGTGATTTTATTCATAATTATGTAAAATACAGTGTTTGTTGATCCCTAGAGCATGTTAAACATACTGGTGCCATTTATCCCGCTGAATGGAAATCACCCCAGTAGTCATTGGGCACTATGTAGGTAGGTAGTGATAGTCACTGTTCGCATACTAGATCTACAGCTCAGGCAGTTTGATATGTGCCGAAAAGGTGTTTTATGTGTGTTGTGCCCACAGCCAGAAGCCATTGGGTGAAGTGACACAATTTAATCCCAACTTTATATTGAGTAATATGCTTCCACCTCTGGCAATTATGCCACCCCTTCCTAGCTATGTTAGCTATGGATTCTCACATCATAAGGAATTACGATGCGATTGGGCAATATCATATCACAAAACCCTCTATATCAAAAATTTATAAAAAGATATCACCATTTTGCAAATATGCATCTTACTCATGTTTGCGTTGGGTTCGACCAACAACATGTGGTGTAAATAAGGGTGTGTGTTTAGCACAGTTTTCACCTTATGCATATTCTGTTTTGTCTAATTTGTGTGTGGGGTCTAGCAAGACGCTGGATCCAAATAAAGTATATGAATTATTTATTGATGCTTTTTGTGACATGTATCGAATGCTCCAAGACGAACGCGAGGAGGAACTCAGGGAGCAGTATGAACGATTTGACCAATTGGTGGTACATTCCGACATACCAATGTTACAAGTCACTATGCTCCCAGATCTATTTATTGATGCGTTACATACTATGGTCACAACAAATTTATTGAACGAATTCTTATCAGTGGGGGATTTTAATATCTTAGAAGGTTATCCTCAAGAATATACTACGCTGATGCAAGCAATTGCGTCGGCTATGACAAGAGATGATACCTTAGACATTAGTATAATGATGAATGTAATGTTTAGTGAAAAGCGAGCCTCACCCACTGAAGATTTTATTATGCGGGTGGCAATACTGGCTGCTCACGCTGATATCGAATTGGTTGAAAAATATCAGGAAACATGTAACGCATTGACTAGCATTGATGTTATTTTATCCCCAACTTTTGAACGGGTTGTATTCAAAATGTATGATAATGGTCGAATACAAGGCCCTCATGCATCTCTTTATTCTCGTTGGGTTCAGTATAGATCCATGATTAATGCTTATTTGGTTACTATAGGTGAGGATCAATTTATTAATACATTGGACAAAGTGTCTGAGTATGATATATATGGGTGCATGAATTTAATGTTCCAATCACGAAACGACTTTGAAGACATAAATAGTCCTCTACATGTTGAGGATGTGTGCCCTAATATCTTTAATATTGATGGTCAGGAGATGACATGCCTCGAAATGTGGGCTGAATTGCTTAAACATGAGCCAACAGTTGCTGGCGTGTTTGAGGGTAACATAATGCGTGATCACCATGCTGACATGCACGATCGATTTGAAACTGTAGTGCGTGCGATGTTGATGAATTCTAAGATGCGCCGTGAACGCACTATTCATGATATTTATGAAGATATGAGACGTGAAACTCCTAAAGTTCCGATTATGGAGCGCATGTTGCGTCAATTTCGTGAGCTCAAGAGTAATTTTCAAGTCTCTGTAGAGCAAGAGGCTATAGAGTATATTATCAAAGTCGTGGAAGATATTATCACTAGCTTACTCATAGCAGGTAATTTCTCATCACCTAAAAATATCATGACGGCTTTGTTAACGCTCGTCAAACTACGTATGGGTAATGATCCATTATTATCGTTTGACAGGCTCGATGATACGACGTTATGGGTGCAATATCATCTCTGGGAGCCAATTAATAAGTTGTTCATTGAAGGAATGGTCCCCCAAGACTCTCTAGGTGAGCAAGCTATTCAGAGTGTGCGTGATTTCTTCGATAATTATGAAGCTGTAATATCTAAGCCTTTCTTTAAAAAAATTTTTGTCATGATTTTCAAGGTTATCACATTCTGTTTGACTCAAGAGCAAAAAATTGAATTTAGCGAAAGTATTTGGGCTGCTTGTGTTCCAGATTTCTCATCTAAAGTTACTGTCCCTGAGTTGCTCTACGCGACGATAGATGCTCTGTCCTTTATTGTTCAGCGTGTTATGGTAGCAATGCGAGAGAAGGACCCAACATTGTTATTGGATGATGGGACGATGGTATCCAAATATATTAAAGATTGTAGTGAGATTATACGCCAAAGTAAGTTCTTGATCAATCCAGGGGATCATGGTATCTTACTCCCCGTTTTTGAGAGAACACTTTATGATCTTCTTAAACGCGCCCCCACAATGTTAAAAATAGCATCAAAGGATGAGAAGAAAGCAATAAATTCAATGATGGCACAGATGAAAGACATTCAGCAGGAGCGCCTTGGGTTGGAGACCATTATGGCAGGCAAGGAGATGCCTTGGACTTTGCTAGTATTTTCCGGATCAGGATGTGCAAAAACAATGTTTTGTGAATGGGTACGCGTGTATATATGTCGTAAAGAAGGATGGCCTACTGGTGATGAGTTCACTTTTGTGAATACTCCTGGTGCTAAGCATATGACTGGAATACGTTCCGACACAATAACGTTTATACAGGATGACGCAGGAACTAGACCAGAAAATGGTGATGGTAAGGCTACTGATGATCGTGAAATTATTTTGAGGTTTATAAACAATGCGTGTTGGATACCTGAACAGGCTGCATTGGATGATAAAGGGAAAATACCAATCAGATGTTTTCTGGGATTTTGGACGACTAATGACCCTACTTTGGGGGTTCACCACACCAAGTGCCCTTTAGCTTATATGCGTCGTTTTTCTATGCACATTGAGCTACAACCTAAGCCTGAATATGCTAAGAGTGATGCGCCCGATATGATAGATCCACAGAAATTGCCACCAGCTGATCCTGATGTCCTTCCAGATTATTGGATTATTACAGTTCGTAAAGCGGTCCCAGCTGCTCAATCGTCTGGTAATCCTGCAATTTTTGGGACTGATTCAGATGTGCGCATGAACCAGAAATATAAATTAGTCATGATGGGGGTATTTGATTCTTTTGCCGACTTTTTGGCTTTTGCTGGAAAAGAGCACTCAGAACACCGGCGTTTACAGCGACAGTTTATGGACGTTAGAGGCATGGCAGCTAAAGGTAATGCCTGTAATGTATGCCATTTGCCAATGAAATCCTGTGTGTGCCTTGAGCAACAAGCACACTTTACACATGATGAAGGAACGAGTTGGTTTTTCCCAATGTGTGCCTGGTTTTATATTGTTGTATCTCTCGGGGTGGCATTACCCTATATTCAGAAACGATGTAAGGATTATTGGCGTAAATGGAAATTATTTCTTATGGCCACTTCATCAATTGCTACCGGTGAGAAGCTTGAGCAAGTTGGAAGTATGCTATCAGATAGTACTAACCCGGAGGAGCAGGAAATTGCACATATTGTGAAATGGGGGCAGCGAGTTCATTTGATGACTGATAAAAAATGGCTTAAAATTGTGGGTGGTATTGTGTTTATGGCTGGAATTATAGCTATTTTGTGTGGTTTGACGCTAGTGATTAAACAGCGTGTAATAGACTACCGCTCAGTTAAAGTTAAACAGGATGTCAATGAACCAGGGGTGAAAACGACTGACAATGAGATCCCAAAGGATCCTGAAGATCAACAAGTCAGTATTGTTGAAATAGAGAGAGCATTGGCTGCTACCAAACCCATTCCCTCTAGCAAACCTAGACCCAATGCATGGCCTAAACCTGACCATCAGATGACACGTTTTGATTTGGGTAGCAAAACGGTTTCGTGGTCAAAGATGAGCCCTGAGGAAGTGTGCGCCCGAGTGCGTGAAAATATCGTGAAGGTTAAATTGAAGTCTCCATATGGGAATGGGTATGTCACGGCTGAATGCTATGCATATGGTGTGTGTGATCATATGTATGTATTGAACCAGCACTCGTTTAAAGAGCATGAGAAGGTCGAAGGCCCATGGGAAATCACATGGGGGGTGGATCAACCTAATATATCATTGAAGCGAACGACTGTGATTAGAAAGCAGGACATGTATCGCGTGGCCAATGATGTTGTTGCAGTTTTTTGCACAGCTTTGCCTCCGGTAGCAAATATGATTCAATTGTTTTCAAACCATCCTCTGAATTTTATGTGTGATGGATTTTTAATGAAACATAATCCAGTGATTGTTAGAGCGATTGAGTTGAAACCTATGTCATGCCAGTTGGGTGTGGAGCGCATAGGTTATGTGGCAGCTGTTGATGAACCCACAGTTGTTGGTGATTGCGGTCTACCATATATTGGTTTTACGCCCAAAGGACCGGTATTATTAGGCATTCACTCACTTGGCAGGGGTTGTGTTGCTGCTTTCGATCCAATCTTGATACCATTATTAGTGGAAGCCAGGAAGATATTATCACCCATAACGCTAGTTGAGAAAGGGGGCATTAATCTGGGAGAATATCAGTTAGTAGAACCTCATGGTAAAACACCAGCGTTCTTCTTAGAGCAGGCGAGAATATCCCTTGTTGGATCAGTGGATAGACGAATAGTTAAGTATGCGTCCAACTTGGTGAGATCAAAATTGGCAAGTTTCATGGAAGTAGAAAGCATGATACCTAGTAAAGTTATACCCACTAAATTGGACACGTGGTATCCTTGGCACCTAGGAATTGTTGATCGCGTGCATAATGAGACGTATTTCCATTTGCATGAAGTTGTTGGAGCAGCTGATGACTATCTACAAACTATACGCGAACGGCGCACTAAGCAACCTCAAGCATATATTGTGGACATACAAGTAGCAATAAATGGTTTACCAGAAATGAATCACATGCACCACTTGGATTTCAATACTTCTATGGGGTTTCCAAGAAATGTTGGGAAAAAACAGTACCTGATAGGCACTCCTGGCAATCATTCTTTTACACCAGAAATACTTCAAGAAGTAGCTGATATTCTTGAATGTTATAAAAGAGGGGAGCGATATAATCCAATATTTACGGCTAGTCTTAAAGATGAGGTCGTCAAGCCCGCAAAGGATGTGCAGGGCAAATATCGTGTGTTTATGGGAGCCCCCACTCCATGGGTCATAGCTTTCAGGATGTTGTTTTTATGGTTTGTGGAAGATATGCAAAATGATCCTTTAGTGTACGAGTCCGCTGCAGCAATTAATTGTGAAAGTATAGCATGGGATCAATTGTTCCAGTACATAACTCAACAAAGTTGTAATGCAGGTGCGGGGGATTATGGTCTGTTTGATGCTGCTACAATGGAGACTACACTATGGGGTGTCTCAATGGTTGTGACGGAGATAGCGATGGATGCTGGAGCAACTCCCGATCATATTAAGATGATGCAAGTAGCTTTTTCAGATTTAATTTACCCACTTATCCATTATTGGACAACTATTGTTATTATGCCTGGAGTGACATGCTCAGGAGTTCCTTTGACTTTGCTTATCAACTGCATGAAGAATTCTATCTTGTTTCGATGTGTTTTTAAGCAAGTATACCCAGATAGGAAGTTCTCAGATTATGTGAAATTGGCAACTATGGGCGATGACAATATTTTCTGTGTTCATCCGGATGCTCAAGAATTCAATATGATCACATTACACAATTTATTTAAAGAACGTGGGATAGATTACACTACTGATAGTAAGGAAGTTCCCACGAATCCCTATATGTCTGTTAATGATATTACATTTGTTAAGCGAAGGTTTGTGAGATCTGAAGAATATGGCTGCATGGTCTGCCCTATTGAAGAGCAATCAATCTTCAAAGCAATGTTCTATAGAGACAGTAAATCACCGATGGGGGCTGATGAGCACGCATATGTTGGTGTATGTAATGCTCTTCGGCAGTACGCGAAGTATCCCAGAAGCAAATACTCTGAGATGCAATTTAAATTGAGGCGAATGATAAGTAGTGCAGTTAATGCCGCTTATATCAAGATGGAGATCATAGATTTATCCTATGATTATTATGTGTCAGAATGGAAGAAAAATTCCAAGGGTGTCAATTTGGGGTACTCTGGATGGACACCACACGGCGTGTTGGATGACGTCGTAACCAAAACGTCCAAGGATTGCGTAGTTACTGATATGGAACCTCAGGCTAAGGTGACATATAGCGTGGACGCAATCTTAAACTCACTAGAGCGTTCCTCAAAGTCCCTATTTAGGAAGGGTTCAAGTTGGTACCCATCTTCAGCCAAAGTGTTCAACAGGATGGATTTTACTGTTATAGCACTATAAATGAACAATCCAGCAAACTAACATTTATTATGATGCTTTCCTCAGGCATAATGGGGGGGGGACCGCCGATCCCATTGATGTCGGAATATTCTTTATTGCCATTTCAAGCTGAAGAGGTGGTTGAGCCCGAGAAATCAGGATCACAAAATCAGACCACGGAAGTTTTGATGACATTTGCTGATGAAGCTGATAAAGTTATGAGAATAACGAATCCTTTGCGCCCTTTGAAAGATCCACTTTCCTCGCAATATCACTTAGCTAAGTGGTTTGAGAGACCTGTGCAAATTGACACATATACAATGACTTTATCAGGAGCAGCAGGTAGCCTGAGGCAAATAGAGCCGTGGAAGTTGTTTTTCTACACTAATGCTGATAATAAAGCCAAGCTCAATCACATAGGTTTCTTTAGGTGCAAGCTACACATTAAAGTTGTCTGCAGTGCCACTCCCTTTCTTTATTGTGGGGAGATGATAGGCTACAGGCCGCTGACGAATGATGTTTTTTATTCACCTTTAAATGCAGCTCCACCACTTTTCAATACTGATTACAACAGTTATCCTACTATGTCTCAGTATCCCAATACTGTTTTAAACGTGGCGGATACAACTTCAGTTGAAATGGAATTACCATTTATATTTCCAGCTGATTATCTGCCAGTTAATGACTCTTTGATGGGGGTTACAGCCACAAATCTGTTAAGTTACATGGGAGCGTTATTTTATTTTCGGTTGGTTCCACTGTTCTCGGCTAATGGGGCTGCCACTGACGGGGTGACAGTAACAACGTATTGTCATGCGAAGGATTTTGAGTTCCATGGGGCTACTATGGGTTTGGCCTTCCAGTCTAAAGATGAATATACAGGACCTATTTCGGGCCCTGCTTCTGCTGTTGCGAATTTGGCCAAGTGGTTTACAACATGGCCTATAATAGGACGATATGCAACTGCCACTCAAATGGGTGCCTCAGCACTTGCTGCTGGGGCTTCAAGTATTGGTTATACAAATGTGCCTGTCCTTGATGACATTAATGCTAAGAAGATAGTAGCATGTCCACCTGTTGCTTCGGGTGAGATAGGCTTTGCTGTCGAAAAATTATGCGTTGATCCAAAGAATGAATTGTCTATTGATGGCGGAATAGTGAACGGTCCATCGGATGATGAACTATTCATATCGAATTTTATACAACGAAAAGCTTTAGTTTCAGTAGTTACTTGGTCTCAAGTACCACAAGTTGGAACTGTTCTTTTCGAATATATTGTGCAACCAGGAGGTTTGCGCGTTGAAGCGGCCAATACTATAGCTCCTGATCCATTATCAATAGGCCTAAAGGGTTATTACGCAAGTCCTGTCGCCCACGCTAGTCAATTGTTTAGATATTGGCGCGGTGACATTATCTTAACATTTGTTATTATTAAGTCACCTTATCATCGTGGACGCTTGTTATTGCAGTATGATCCTACAGGTAATTCTACTACAAATGCATATAACACAAAATCAACGAATTGCGTCATATCAGAAGTTATTGATATAGCTTCAACATCCTCATTTGAAGTGACAATACCATATTCACAAACGCTGCCGTGGTTACAGGTAACATCTTATAAGGATTCATATGCCGTTGGAAATGTAGTCGGTTGGAATCACAATCCTGTCAATGACAACGGTATCGTTCTTTTGTCTGTGCTGAATGACCTAAGCGCTCCTGATCCTGCGAGTCAGGTGGCGTTTTTGGTTTATGCGCGCGCTGGCAAAACAATGGAGTTTGCCGACCCTAAGACTCCAGGAGATAGGGATGGAATGTACACGTTTATGCCTTATCAAAGTAATGATATCATTTACTTTGGAACGCCATCCCAACCACAGGACGAGAGGCACCTACTGAACTTTGGAGAAGCAATAGTATCATTTAGGCAACTTTTACGCCGTATGTCACCATATTACTCTCCAGCAACAAAAGTTGCTGGAAGTGGATATTTGCAAGTTGTGATGCGATTGTCTCGTAAGGGGCCATCTCCAGGATGGGATTCGCGCGGATTGTCAACTGCTGCGTTTCAGAAGGCAGCGTCTGGTAGTGCACAATTCAACTATACTTATATGACGCCTTTGAAGTGGCTAACTCCGTGTTACCTTGCTGAGAGAGGTAGCGTGAATTATACTGTGTCACCCAAAGTGGTGGCTAGTAATGGTACCATGGTGGATGGTACCTACAAAATATTCCGTGGCCAACATATGAATGACTTTGATCAACTCTATGCATCAGCGGGCTTGGCCGAAACTGAATTGAATGCAAAGACACGTCTGTTTGTAGCACCAGCTCAATACACTCAGCTTGGTCCATCTTTGGCGATCACGGATACTAGGGTACAAAGTATGTTAACGGTCAGCATACCATATATGAACCAGTACCATTATGGTCCTACAAACCCTACCACGGATACAACGACAAAATTAGCCGAACGTTCACAGGGAGATTATTGGGTATCAGTATTTGAAGTTGACAATAATAATGCTGCATTCGTTGATGTTCAATTTCAAATGTTCCAAGGTATTGGTACAGATTTTACTCTAGCACATTTTTTGGCTGTTCCATTGGTATATTATTTACCAACAATTCCCCTTGCTGTGTGAGGGGTTTTTACTAAGTATATTTTGCG